ACCTAAATAATATAACAAATGGGTTTAGTGGTTCTTATTTTATATCTTTTGCGAATGGTGTACCTACACAAGAAGAACGATTCCAAATAGAGCAAAGTTTAACAGATAAATTTACAGGTAGTCAATCAGCAGGTAGATTTGTTTTGACGTTTAGTGAAGATAGAAATAGAGTACCAGAAATAACACCTATTACTATGGATAATGCAGATAAGCAATATCTTGCATTACAGGAACTTTTAGTACAAAATATACTTACAGCACATAGAGTTACAAGTCCTATGCTTATGGGTATTAAAAACGATACAGGTTTAGGTTCTAATGTAGATGAACTTAATGCAGCTGGGAATTATTATCTAAATACAGTTTGTATGCCTTATCAGATTCATATCATTAAGGTACTTAGAAGATTATTTAGAGTTAACAATATGGATATGCCTATTAGCTTTGTACAGATTAAACCAATTACTTTAGAATTTACAAGTGAAGATCTTAAAGCAGTAATGGAGCAAGACGAAATAAGAGAAGAATTAGGATTACCACCATTAAATGAAGAGGTAGAAGTAAGAGAAGATTTTAGCAAAGTAGGTAATATTGATGGTAAACCTGTATTTGACACTAAAGAAGAAGCATTAGCACAAGCTGAAAAGATGGGATGTGATGGTTACCATGAACACGAATACGAGGGTAAGACAGTTTATATGGCTTGTGAAAGTCATGATGATGCTATGGGTTTTGAGAATACAGAACTATCTAAATTTATAGAAGAATATGGTGAAGATATACCAGATGAATGGGAATTAGTAGATGAAGAAAAAGTAATAGATGAACATGAAGAATTTGATTTTGAACACGTGTTAAATGATGTAGCAGGTGAAAAAGTAGAATTAGCAAGTACAGGAAAAGCATTACCAGGTAGAAAATCAGAACAAGATGGTATATCAAAAAAGACATACGATTATTTTAGAGTAAGATATGTATATACAGAAGATAATTTTTTAGTAAACAAAACAGGGCAAAAAAGAAAGTTTTGTAGACAAATGATGGGTGCAAAAAAACTATATCGTAAAGAAGATATAATAAGAATGTCTGATAAAGTAGTAAACGATTACTATTACAGTAAGAATAAGAAAAAAAATGTAGGGTGGGGGCCTAAAGGTGCTTTAAAATATTCAATCTGGTTATACAAAGGTGGAGGTAATTGTCAGCACTTTTGGTTAAGACAAATATATAAAACTACTTTAGGAAAATCTAACACAACTAAAATAGAAGATGCAGATCTAATAGGATATACTAAAGCTAGAAGTGAAGGGTTTACTGCTAAAAAAAATGATGTATTAGTAGCAAAACCACCAAAAAGAATGAAGAATAAAGGATTTTTAAAACCAAGATAAATTATGTCATACGTATTATTTATATCAGAAAACAAATTAAAAGAATCAACTGCAATCAACATGAATGTGGATGTGGACTTGTTATTACCTTATGTAAGACAGGCACAGAAATTATATGTAGAACCTAAATTAGGTACTGATTTATACGATAAGTTAAAAGCAGATATTACAGCAGGAACTTTAACAGGTGCTTATAAAACTTTAGTAGATGAATATATAGGTGATATGTTACCTAATTGGGCTTTTTATCATGCAATACCGTTTTTGCGTTTTAAGGTCGAAAATGGTAACATCTATAGTAAGACATCAGAAAGTGGAAATGCCTTGAGTACGGAAGAATCGCAACACCTTAGAGAGGAGGTTAGGAACACTGCAGAATACTATACAGAAAGACTTATAGAACATATTAAAAACAATATATCTAGTTTTCCAGAATACAATACAAATTCTGGTGAAGATATTTCACCTGATTCTAATGCGTATTATGCAGGTATGAATCTTGAAAGACCTAACAGGCAAGGAACTAAATTAACACTTAGAAATTTCTTAACATCTGATTTAACATAATGAAGAAATATTATAAAGTAAAAGAAGTAAATAAAACTAAATTGAAATCTTATATAAAGAGAAAAGATAATAATAATGAAAGAAATACAAGACACCGCACAAGTAGCACTCGCTAATGGTACTGCAATAGGTATATCGTTAGTAGAAGTAAACGAAATATTAACATTTATATCCTTGACTCTAGCAATAGGATTCTCAATTTATAAATTTGTAAGATATGAAAAAAAGAAAACTCAATAGTAACAATCCTCGCTATATTAAAAATACTGAAGAAGTTAAAACTCGTAAAGAGTTTGTACATGAAGTTAAGGGGGTTAAAATTTACAAACTATACTATATCTAATTTGGACTTTAAATACTTTAAACTATCAGAATTTGATAGCCCAGATGAACCAGGATCAGGTTCTAAAATGAATTACACTTTTTTAGAAAAACTTGACTATGCACGTGGAAATGCAGGTGTATCATTTAAAATAAATAGTGGTTATAGAACAGAAGCATGGAACACAAAAGTAGGTGGACGTATTGGTTCAAGTCATCTAAAAGGATTAGCAGCAGATATACATTGTAATAATAGCAGAGATAGAGCATTAATTGTACAATCATTATTAAATGTAGGCATAACAAGACTAGGTATAGCAGACACTTTTATACATTGTGATGTTGATAAAGATAAAGACCAAGATGTTATTTGGCTTTATTAAACACTAAATTTGAATATTAACTAAATTAAATAAAATGAACGAATTACTAAAAAACTTTTTAATCGGTAAAATTTTAAAATCAAAGAAAGCATGGTACACTATTGCAGCTATAGTAGTACAGCTTTTACACGAATCATTTGGATTAAATCCTGAAGATACTACAGCTATATTACATTCTATTATAGCATTAGTTATTGGTCAAGGTATAGCAGATAGTGCTAAAAAATAACAGATATAGATTAAAGCCGCATGAGATAGCGGCACTAGAAAAAATGCGAGAAACCGAAACTAGAAATATTCTAGTTGTCGGTGACTTGCATGAACCATTCTGTTTAGATGGATATTTAGAATGGTGCAAAGAACAATATAAAACTTATAATTGTAATCAAGTAATATTTATAGGCGACATACTAGACAACCACGCCTTTAGCTACCATGAACCAGATCCTGATGGTATGAGTGCAGGTAATGAGTTAGAGTTAGCTATTAAAAAAGTACAAAAATGGTATGAAGCATTTCCTTATGCTGATGTATGTGTAGGTAATCATGACAGGTTAGCAGCACGAAAGAGTTTTACAGGAGGAATACCAAAAGCATGGATAAGATCATATAATGAAGTATTAGGTACGCCTAATTGGAATTGGGTAGAAAGTATAATATATGATGATGTACTTTATGAACATGGTGAAGGTGGACAAGCACAAACAAAAGCAAAAAATAATTTAATGTCTAGCGTATGTGGACATACCCATACAGAAGCATATACAAAATGGTTTGTAGGAAAACGTTTTAGAGTTTTTGGAACTCAAGTGGGGTGTGGTGTAAATTCTAAGTCATACGCAGCAGCATACGCTAAAAACTATAAAAAACAAGCCATAGGATGTGTTGTAGTGCTTAACAATGGTACACTACCTATAAACCTTTTAATGCCCTTATAATGAAGCCTAAGCATCAATTACCGCTTATTCTAGTAGTAATGCTTATATTAATTCTAGCAGCTTCTTTTATATAAACTTTCTTAACATTTAAATTGTTAATAACTTTGTAAATAAAGTTGTAAATAATTGTGTGAATAAATAAATTATTGTACATTTGCAGTACACAAAAACAAAGAGAAATGAAAAAAAACTATTTTAAAGTCATTAACAGAGTAACAAGAGAAGAACAAATATTTAACTCAGAAGAATTAGACAGATTTTTCTATGCTTTTTATGACGAGCAAACTAAAAAAGTTAAATATATAAACAACATTAGAGATTATGCTATTCACACTATTAAAAATGAAGATGAGTGGATGTTAAATTTATCATTAGCTTTTTTTAGTGTAGGTTTAGTAATTTGTATAACTAAAATAATTATGCTTTATGTGGTATGATAATTGGAAATTAAGCAACCCAACTGATGATGGGTATGGGTATGATTTAGTAAGTAATTGTTGTGGTGCTGAAATAGAACAATTAGATGAAGAGGTTAGCAACTGTTGTTCAGCTAAATATTATGATGATACTGCTTTTTGTAGTGATTGCAAAGAGGGTTCAGTAGCAATAGATAAAGTATGTGCTGAATGTGGGTATGAATGTGATGAAATAGAAGATCATGAATACGAAGCTATACAAAAAGAAAACTATTTAGAAGATAGAGCAGATGAAGAAAGACATTATAATTAACTATACAAAAATAATGAAATGAATTTAGTATTAAGACCTGAATTATTACAACATCCTAATATTCCTAAACCATTACATGGAATGGCTCCAAGAGTTATAAAAGGACAAGAATGGTGGGATGTAACAAGACAAAAAGCATATGCTTCAACAAATTATCATTGTCTTGCTTGTGGTGTACATAAAACAGCAGCTAAATATCATCAATGGTTAGAAGCACATGAAGATTATACGATAGACTATAAAAATGGTATAATGAATGTTAAAGAAATAATACCTTTATGTCATAGTTGTCACAATTTTATTCATTGTGGTAGATTGTGGATGGTTAATAGAAAAACAAAACAAGGACTTTTAAAAATACTTGAAGTTATGAATCATGGAATGACAATATTAAGAGATAATAATTTACCAATGCACTATCATGCAGCTATGATGTGTGACCATTTGGGAATCAATTATGAATGTGATGTAATGACTATGGAGGGAATAGAAGATGTCGCATGGAATAAATGGCATTTGATATTAGATGGACAGAAATATTATAGCAAGTTTAAAGATATACTAGAATGGCATCAATATTATAATAAATAGGTTAAAATTGTTACCTTTGAAAAACAATTAATTAAAAATATATAAAAATGGGATTATTGAAAACAAGTAAAGTAAAAAATGTACAATCAAATGGTACATGGGAAGGTAAATTCGGTTTAATGTACAAATTTGAAGTAGAAATGGAGGATGGTAATGTAGGTGAATATTCATCTAAATCTAAAGACCAAGATAAATTTGTAGTAGGTAAAGAAATGGAATATGAATATGATGGAGGTAAATTTCCTAAAATAAAACCTCATTACAATAAAGGTAATTTTACAGGAGGTAGTAAAGGTAATCCT